ACAGCTATACTTCCATCTGGAAATACAGGTGTTTGTGAAAATGTTACAGCACCATTTGATGCTATTGTTATTGCATCTGCATCACTAGATACACCTATAGTACCACCATCTTTTATTACTAAATCATCTGCAAGTGTTACAACACCATCACTATCTCCTGAAATCCAAGTTGTAGTTGTTGAGCCATCATTACCAGCAATTTTTAATTGTCTGCTTCCTGTTGCAGAACCTAAATCTATACCAGCACCAATCATTACATTACCAGAACCAGAAGTTATATTATCTCCAGATTGATAACCAATTCCAATATTACGACCACCAGTAGTTATATTTTTTAAAGCATCTACTCCTAAAGCAATATTATAAGAATTACTTTGACCAGATGCACCTTGCATAGCACTTTTACCTATAGCAACATTTTCGCCACCAGAAACATTATAATAAGCAGCACTATCTCCAATATTAACATTATCACTACCAGTTGTTAAACCATCACCAGCTTCATTACCAAACACCATATTTCTATTACCTGTAGTTATGGATGAACCAGATGAATAACCAACTGCTACATTTTTATCACCTTGTGTAATTGCATCTAAAGCGGCTAGACCAACTCCTGTATTTTTTTCAGCAGAGCTTAAAGTTCCTGTTGTAGTATGTCCTATTAATAAAGAATTTGCAAAATTTGTTCCACCAAGTTTAATAAAAGCTGAACCTCCAAGTGTGTATGCGTCTGCTTCTAATGTACCATCAATATCTGCATCACCTGATATATCTAAAGAACCTGCTATTAATTTAGCTTCTGTTCCACTAAATACTTCTGACGAGTTAGTGGCTGCACTATAAAAAACAAATCCTGTTGCACTATCATCCCATCCAAAGAAACCTATTCGAGCAGAAGAGCCATCATGATATCTAAATTCAATACCTCTATCTTTATTGTCATCTGAACCTGGTGCAGTATCTCCACCTAAAGTAAAGATAGGATCATCTATTGTAACTGTTGTACTATTAACTGTTGTAGTTGTTCCGTTTACTGTAAGATCTCCTGTAATTGTTAAATTATCATTAACAGTTACTTCAGAAGTTGTGTGTCCAATTGAAATTGGTACACCTGAAGTTGCAGTACCTATTGTAATGCCATTTGATGTATTAGAATTATCAATGTTTAATGAAGTTGTTGCGTCTAATGAAATAGTTGTGCCATCAACAGCTAAAGTACCATCAATGTCTGTATTATCTAAATTAGCTGTTCCATCAATATCTGTGTCTCCAGAAATGTCTAATTCTGTTGCTACAACTTTATCATTAAATGTTGCTGCACCTGCAGCTGACATATCAAAAGTTAAAGCTGTTATTGTGCTTCCACCGTCATTACCTTTAATTAAAAAATCTTTATCTGAAACTTTAGTTTCTAAAATTACATCACTAGATGAATTATGTATTTGCAATAATTCTGTGCCATCATCTTTAATTCTAACACCATTACCACCACTACCAGCATCTAAATTTATACCACCATCAACATCTACTGTTAGACTACTACCAGATTCAATATTCATACTGCCACTGTCAGAAATAGTGCTTCCGTTTATAGTAATATCATCCACTGTTAAAGTTGTAAGAGTGCCAACAGAAGTAAGATTAGGCATTGCTGTAATTTCATCATCAAAGTATGCAGCTAAATCTGTAACTGCAACCTGTACCATTGTACCGTTGTCATTTAATACCACTCTATCAGCGTCAGCAACTGTTGTAGATGTAGCTGATGTGCCACCATCCATTATGTTTAACTCTGCTGCTGTTGATGTTATTGTTGTACCATTTATTGATAATGCGTCTGTTTCTAATGTACCATCTATGTCTGCATCACCAGAAATATCTAAAGTAGCTGCATCTAACTCACCAGATAAAGTAATATTAGTAGCACCAGTAATAGCGCCATCCATTGCAACAGCACCATTAATATCAATTGTTGTTGCATTAATTTCTATTTCAGTATCTGATACTAAATCTAAAACACCATCTGCTGATTGATGTATATAAGTTCCACTATCACCAAATTGTAATTGGTCTGTGCTTGATAATAATAAACCTGTATCCGCAACGTGTGTTAAACTAACATCTTGGTCATCACCAAAATTAATAACTGCACCATCTGCTAAAAATAAATCTGCAAATTCTAAAGAAGATGTTCCTAAAGCTACGCCATCTGAAGATGAAGGAGCAATGGCACTAGTAGTTATTCTAACTCTATCTGTTCCACCAACTTTAATATCTATTTGATCATCTGTATCTGCTGTAATACTTGTATCAGCATCAGCATCTAAAATAAATTCTTCTCCATTTAAATCTTGTGCTCCAACTCCGCCGCCTATGTTTGTATCCACAACATCTGTACCGTTAGCATATAAAATTTTTGTTCCTTTATCAGATGTTCCCCAAGTAACTCCAGTCTGGCCAGATACTTTTACTGTAACAGTATATGCACCTGAACTTTGGTTATCTATAATCCAAACTTTTTCATTAGCTGGAACTGTAACTACTGCATTACCAGTAATTGTTCCTGTTAATGCTATAACTGCGTGACGAGCTACATCTCCTGTTGAACCATCTGTATAAGTTAAAGCTACTGTACCACTACTTGTTAAAGCTTGTGACACGTAGCCATTAATTGCTTCTTCTAAAATCTGTATATTGGTATTAGTTTTTGTCCCCCAAGTTCCGGCGTTTTCGCCAGTTGCCATTAACTCTGTTCCAATATCTGTATAACTTGATGCCATAATTTATTCCTTAAGGTGTTGGTGAGTTGACTGGTATTCTAACTGTTCCATCTGTATAGTCATCTCTTCGTCTTCTACCTAGTTGTTCTCCTCCAAATTTTTGTACTTCTTGTTGGTATTTTTGTTCGTATAATTGCAGCATATCAGCTGGGCCTTTCAAGAAACCATAAGTTTCTGCTAGGCAACAATATAGCAGACCATTTGGAAAATTCATACTAATATAATTAGTATCATCATTTTCTAATAATGCTGGAGCTGCGTTGTAGTGAATTTTATAAGCAAATGTTGCGCTTGGTGTTGGTGATACAATTATAGATCCAGAGTTTGATGAGCTTTCTCCAGTAGCCCCAGTATCTAACATTGCATAATATTTTGGTGTGCCAGTAGATGTAGTTGCTGAAATATATTCCTCTAAAAATGTTAAATCTCTTTTTTCTAAATATGTATTAGCTCCAGTATAAGTAGATCCAGTTGCAGTATAAACTTGCACTGCTCTAACAAATACAGCTCCTGCAGGAACTGTTACAGTGCCTGTTCCAGATGTAAAATTACCTGTAGATGTTTTTCTATCAGCATCAACAGGAATATCTCTAAAAATTCTGTATTGTGCATTTAATATTATGTTTTCTAAAACACTATCAGATAGCACTGTAGAACTAACTTCTGTATAGCTTTTTATTTGTGTTTTTAATCCTGATGCACTTAATCCTGCCATATTATGCCGTCAACGTTGCCGGACCAGCCGAGCAATTGTTGCCTCCTCCTGATACTTCTCCACTTGTAGCAGTGTTTGTATTAACTGTAAAGTGGTAGTAATCATCTGTGTTTGTAATATTTCCGCTTGAATCTCTTTTGCCTACTGTAATTGAATAACCAGAAGAAGAAGCTAAATTTGCTCCTGTAATTCCGTCAAAATTAGTTGGATTATTAAATGACGCTGAAGTTGAAGGAGCTCCTCTAAATCTAACCGTGTCTCCTGTTGATCTTCCGTGTGATTTTTCAAATACGTTTATTATGCCAGAACTAGCTGCAATAGTTTCAAAAGGATTGGGCCTTAATATTGCAATTACTTCATTTTCAGTTCTATCTGGTCTAGCGTTAAATAAACCTTCTGCATCTCCACCTCTTGTTCTTAACTCTAGTTGTGGATGTTTTTTTTCATATTCAGATCTATGTACAAAAGAACCATTCCATTCTTTCATCATTTCATTATATGGAAACTCCATTCCTGATCTATCTGATATTGCTTTTGAATATTTTCCTCTTGCCATTATGCTCCTGGATAATAAGTTTTAGGGGTTATATGAACACTAGTGGAAGAACCATCTTCTGATAATGCTCTTGCTAGTTCATCTTCATAATAAAGTTTCATGGCTTGAATTCTATCTGGTGCAAACTTTTGTGCTAAATAAAATGCAAGTCCTGATACCATACAAGGCACAAATCTAAATGGCACGTCGGTTGCATCTGTGTAAGTTGAATCTGCATCTTGTATTCTTTTTACATAATAAAAATGTAAATCTTTTGATGCGTTAGATGAGTCTGCTGTTGGGTAAACCGTTAATGTTGTTTTATCAACAAACCTTTGAACAAAATATTGTGAAGGTGTTCCTTTAGATAATTTATTAGATAACGCAGAATAAGTAGATCTGTCTATTTTTGTTAAAGCTTGATCTGCTTGTGATGTAGATGTTCTGTCTGTTCTAAGTGTAGCTTCTAAAATATCTGCTACCCCATATACATTAGAAGATGCATTTGTTGAAGAACTTGTACCATCTCCACTGGCTCTGTAAAAAGTATATTCAGCTTGGCCCTCTATCAAATCAATATTACTTTCAGCTATTTCCCAATAGTGCAAACCTCTGTTGCCCCATTCTTGAAACATTATGTTTAAAGAACGTCTTGCCGTTTTTAATTGATATCCAGAAGTTACTTGTGAGCCTATTCTCTCGTATGCTTCTGCTATTAAATCATCTACAGCAAAAGTTTTGTCAAAAGTAACTGTGCCGGAAGTTGTATTGGCCATCAGCTACCTCCCTAATACGATTTTCTTAACTCTAATACTATTGTGTAATGATCATGAGCTGTATGACCATGTGTCGTCAAATCAATATCACCAGTAATTCCACTGCCAGCATTATTTTTAATTCCACCAAATGATCTATAGTCCCAATGTCCTGAAACATTGCCTGCTGCTGCACTTCCGCCTAAAACTAAACCTACAACGTTTGAAGTTGCATCAAATTCTAATGCTGCTCTTAGTCCTCCAACATCGTACCAAACTTGATCTATTGTAACTCTAGAACAAGTAGCTGAATCAGTTGATCTTGCATTTAAAGCTGAAACATCAACTTTTTTTACAGAACTTTCTCCTGTTCCATCTGATATGTTAGTAAGTTTAATTACTGCTCTTTTATCTGTGTCAATTATTGTTTGACTTGTTACTGCGTCTGCCATTTTTTTCTCCTGTTAGAGAACGGGGCCAAAGCCCCGCTCTAATTAAAGTTAATTATTATTGATCTGCAAATGCAGGTACATCTGCACCTTCTGCTTGACCCCAAATATAATAATTTGTGCTATCTTTAGCCAAAATATTTATCTCAAATAAACCAAAATCTGTAAGAGTTAGTTTTGAGTTAGAGTTTCCATCAGAATAAACAGATACGTTATCAGCATTTGAATCTAAGTGAATAATTCCACCAATAAAGAAATTACTATTTCCTGGTGTTATTATAATTAAATTTTCTGCTTCTTCTGCAGCGCCACCATAAATAAATTTAAAGTGAGAGCCAGCAACTGGCGCTGGTAAAGTTATAGTTCTATTACTTCCAAGTGCAGGAACTACAAGAGTTCTTCCACTGTGTGTTGCGTTATCAAGTGTTTTGTTTTCATCTCCTAATGCAACGGGTCCGTCACCTAAAGTAATGATTTCAGTAATTGCTCCAGTACTAGAGTTTTTACTGATTGTTTTAAAAGTATCTTCAGATCTTACTGGACCTGAAAAAGTTGTTTTAGCCATAATATTCCTCCTAGAATATTTAAATGTAGTCCCTAGGGGCATGTCGACTATACGCGTCTACATTTATTTTTTATTTTTGTATAGTAACAAAATTATATACTAGTTTTAAATAGAGTGCAAGAGGGCGTGTAATGTGGATAAAACTTTTCCAACGATGTAGCTTTTTACTAAGTAGCTACAGAAACTTCGGGGGCAGCGTCTTCTACTTTGTTTAACAGATGCTCTTTTTTAGCCTCTGCCATTTTAATATGGCTAATTACTTCTCTGACTTTTCTGTCAATTCTAACCATATTGAGAGTATATTTACCCTCATTAAGATGCTCCTGCTCCCATTCTAGGTCCAGAACCTTCTTTTGTTTGTATAGGTCCTGCAGATGTGCTTGCATCATTTATAACCTCCTCATAGGTTATTCTGTTTACCTTGGGATCATTCATTTCTCCAAGATACTCCCACTTTATATCATTTTTTCCTAATTTGTCAATGATAGCATTTTCAACATCATCTGAGGAATCAACAGATTCTATAATAAAATCTGCATGATGTTTATAAGCGGATATTTGAATTCTAAATTTTTTGAGCATTTCTTACCTTATTTTTGTAATGTGGCGAGAC